ATGACTTTTGAAGAAATAAACGACAATATGGCAACATATATGACGTTAAACAGACGTCGATTTACTGAAGAAGAAATGAGAAACGGTAAAGCGGCAACAGCTATGGTTGCAATGAGTACTGAAATGGACAAAATTGCAAAACTTACAGGTAAAAATCGTCAAGAGTTAGAAAAAGAAATCAACGACAGAATGCGTAAAGGACAAGTTGAAGCTAAAATACGTATGCTAGAAGCAAGTGGTAACAAAGAAGCTGCCGACAAAATGCGTATGGCTCTAGCACAAGCTGAAAAAGCAGGACCGGGCGCACTTGCTGCTGTTGAAGATCTCTTTACAAAAGGTGCTGTTGTAAGTGAAGAAGGCAGAGCTGCCGCTGTTGCACTAGGACCAGCATTTAATGACTTAACCAATATGGTTTCATATGCTCAAGGTCCTGGTGGCATTGAAGGAATGACCAATAGTATTGACAGGTTTAATACTGCTATTGCACAACGTATACAAGATCCAGAATTTCTAAATGTTGCAACTCTAGGTGGAATGGGCAATCAGTTTGCAGATGCGTTTGCTGGAATGGTTACTAGTGCTGGCACCTATTCAGATAATGTTCAAAGACTAATGGAAAGAGAAAATCTTACGAGAGAGCAAGCAATACAAAGACTAAGAGAAATTTCAGAAAGAGAACAACAAGGTGCAGATACTCCTGGTGCAGATGTAACAAGAACAATAGTAAATTCTGAGCAAGCAATTAGAGATTTTGGTGCTGTGATAAGCGAAAGAATACTAGGCGAAAACGGTGCACTTACTCAATTTATCAAAGCACTAAATGATGGCGCTGGCCTAAGACCATTAGCAGATGAAATTGGACAAATTGATAGGCAAGCAATAGACACGCAATTAGATGAACTTCTCAGCGGATCTGGAGATTTAATTTCTGAAGCATTAGGTCTAAAACCTTCAGCTAGTTTAAGTCCTGAACAAGAACAAGGATTTTCAAATCTAAACACACAATTAGAATCTGTATTCCAATCAGGTGATGCTGAAATGAAGGAAGCAGTAACTAGATTTAAATCGTTGACTGCAGCTATATCATCTATTGATCCAGATTTTGCAAACAAATTTAATGCAATGGTTCAAGAGCAAGATAATCCTGCAGAGTTTTTGAATGAATTATTAGAATCAATGCCTCAAGATATGAGTGTTGCACTTGATAAATTTGTTGAAAAAGGTATAGCATCTGTAGATAGACGACAAGCTGAAGATGTTGCTAGTTTAGCACAACAAAACTTTGATAGATTTCAAGGTCAAAATCCTAGTATAGATCCAGGAGCAAACGGTGCTATTAATATCAATGCCTCAGGTGCAACTATTAATATTAACGGAGTACCTCTTCCTAGTAATGCACTTGGAACAAAAGCAACAATAGGTGGTGACGGAATTGTACCAAATGACATGCTAAGTTTGATACACAAAGGCGAAAGAGTGCTTAATAATGCAGAAGCACAAGCGTTTAGTGCCATGGAAAATGGTGCTGCAGGTGCTATGCAAAATATTGGGTCCAATAGTAGCGGTACAGTTGCAGAAAAACTTGACAGCCTGAACCAAAGTATGTTACAATTAGTTAATATAAATATGCAAGCACAAGAAATAGCAAGAAGACAACTCAAAGGCATTACAGGAATGTCCGGAGATGTAATGACAGGATTTAGAGTATAATGAGCTGGAAAAAGTATTTTACACCCGTACCTACAGGGAATAACACATCAGGAACATATTCACCTATTAATGGTGCAAATGCTGCCGCTCGTCCAGGTCCTGCACGTTCTAATTATTCAAGTTATTTGCCAGACGTTTATGTAGGAACTCCTAACAGAGTAGAACGTTATGGTCAATACAACACAATGGATTTAGATTCAGAAGTAAATGCAGCATTAGATATTCTTGCAGAATTTTGCACACAAAAAAATAAAAAGAACGATACACACTTTGACTTTAAATTTTACAAAGATGCAACAAATTCAGAAGTACAAATACTTTCACAATATCTAAAACAATGGTATAAAATTAATAATTTTGAAAATAGAATGTTTAGAGTTTTCCGTAATGTATTCAAATACGGAGATGGATTCTTTTTAAGAGATCCAGAAACTAAAAAATTATATCATGTTGATCCTGCAAAAGTAAACAGAATTATTGTAAATGAATCTGAAGGCAAAATACCAGAACAATACATTATAAAAGATGTACAATTTAATTTTAGAGATTTAGTAGCAACAAAACCTCATCAAACAAATGGTAATATAACAGGCGGCGGAAGCGGATATTATCAAGGCGGAGTCAGAGGAATGGTAGGTAACTATCCTAATCAAGCTGGTTCACGTTTTACAATTGAAGATGGTGAAGTTGCAGTTGATGCCAAACACATGTTTCATTTAAGTTTATCAGAAGGACTAGACAACAACTATCCATTTGGTAATTCACTATTAGAAACAATTTTCAAAGTATACAAACAAAAAGAATTACTAGAAGATGCAATTATTATCTATCGTGTGCAGAGAGCACCTGAACGTAGAGTGTTCTATGTTGATGTAGGTAATATGCCAAGTCACCTTGCTATGCAGTTTGTTGAGCGAGTAAAAACAGAGATACATCAAAGACGTATTCCTTCAAAAACTGGTGGAGGTACAAATGTAATTGATAGTGCATATAATCCATTATCAACTAACGAAGATTATTTCTTCCCACAAACAGCAGAAGGTAGAGGATCAAAAGTTGAAACACTACCTGGAGGTACTAACCTAGGAGAGATTGATGATCTTAGATACTTTACTAATAAACTCGTTCGCGGTCTCCGTATACCAAGTTCATACTTACCTACTGGCGCAGACGATAGCCAAGCAAGCTATAATGACGGCAGGGTTGGCACAGCATTTATTCAAGAATTAAGATTTAACACATATTGTGAAAGATTACAAAACCTACTTGTTGAAGAATTTGATCAAGAGTTTAAGAGATTTTTATTAGAAAAAGGTGTTAACATTGACACATCAATGTTTGACATTAAATTCCAACCACCACAAAACTTTGCGGCATATAGACAAACTGAACTTGACAACCAAAGAATTAGTTCTTTCGCACAAGTTCAAGCAATACCATTTATTTCCAATCGCTTTGCACTAAAACGTTTCTTAGGATTTAGTGCAGAAGATCTTGCAGAAAATGAACGCATGTGGAGAGAAGAAAATGACGAAACACTTACACCTCCACCAGGTGATGCATCAGGAGAGATGCGTAGTGTAGGTATTAGTTCAGCAGGCATAAGTGCAGATATTGACGGTGCAGAAGATCAAGCATCAATCGAAGGTGGTGAAGATGGTGGTGAAGGAGCCCCACCTGAATCAGCAGCTGGTGATGCTGCCGCAACAGAAGCACCTGCGGGCGGAGAACCAACAGAGGTATAAATACTAACATGATACTGAGAGAACTTTTTTATTATGACAAAGAAACTATAGAACCTGTAGAAGACAACAGGTACGATCCTCAGTATGATGATTCTATAGTAAATTTAGACGACACAAGAAAAACACGACTCACATTGAAACAGATCAATCGTGCTCGTAAAGCAAGTGAATTACATACAGAAGAAAAAGCAAAAGAACTAGATTTTGTAAGACAAATGTATGGTATAGCAGGACAAGCAGCAGCGGCCGGAGTGTAAACTTTGGCTAAAATTGACAAACGACAATTCACTAAAGAACAGTGGAAAATAGTTAAAGAACAACGACGACTTGCTAAAGAAGCAGATAGAGATGCCAAGTATCTCAGATCTATTCCTAGTTCTAAAGAAAATCAAACAGTTGAACAAAGACAAAGTTTGCATAATATTGCATTTGTTTTAGGTAATGGTAATAGCAGATCTACAATAAATGTTGAAGAACTTTCACAGTATGGTGTAGTTTATGGCTGTAATGCAATGTACAGAACATTTGCACCTGACTATCTAGTGGCTGTTGATGTAAAAATGGTTTTAGAAATAACCAAATCAGGTTATCAAAAGAAACACAAACTTTGGACAAATCCAAACAAAGCATATAGTAGAATTCCAAATTTAAATACTTTCAATCCTAGCAAAGGTTGGAGTTCAGGACCTACAGCATTATGGTTAGCAAGCCAGCATTCATATGAAAAAATTTATATATTAGGATTTGATTATAGGGGTTTAGACGACGGCAAAAAATTTAATAACATATATGCAGACACTGTAAACTACAAAAAAAGCACAGATGGTGCTACATTTTTTGGTAACTGGCTAAGACAAACAAGTGCTGTTGTAAAAGAAAATACAAATATAAAGTATATTCGGGTTATAACACCAGATAATTATAAGCCAGAGGAACTAAATAAATTTAGTAATTATAGTACAATTACAGTTGATGATTTCAAAAAAATCCATCAACTTTCCTGACATATCGTAAAAATGGCTCGTTTTGAGCCTATTATCATACCATATTTCTTATAAATAGTAAATACTAATGACAGCCTTACCATAGGTAAAACATTTATAGGAGAAACTAATGGCAGATAAAGCTAAATTTGAAGAGATGCTAGAGCATCTTGTAAATAATGACCGCGCTAAAGCGGAAGAATTATTCCACGAAATTGTTGTAGAAAAGTCAAGAGACATCTACGAAAATCTACTTGCTGATGATGTAGAGGAACCAGCTTCCAAGATGAAAAAAGCTGACGGCGAAGACGAAGGCGAAGTAGGTGATGCTACTGGCGGCAAGCGCACCGGAGTAAAAGGTCCAAAGCAAGCAGCTCAGGATCCAAAAGAAGGTGGCAAGTCTAAAGGCGTTAAAGAAGACGAAGACGAAGAAGTTGATGAGTCTGACGATGACGATAAAGAAGTTAAAGAAGATTTTGATCTAGACGAGTTTGAAGTTGAAGGCGGAGACGACATGGATATGAATCCAATGATGGGCGGCGATGCAAGCGACGACATGGAACTAGATATGGGCGGCGACATGGATGACATGGACGGCGAAGATGATGATGCACCTGCAACACAAGGTGATATCAAAGATCTAGAAGCAGAACTAAACGATCTTAAAGCTGAATTCGAAGACCTAATGCAAGACAAAGAAGGTGACGAAGAAGGCGACATGGATATGGATATGGATGCAGATGATGAAGGCGACATGGATGATGAAGCTGAAGAAGAGTCTGTAGCATACGAAGGTTCAGACGAAGAAGTAGACGAAGCAGATGACGAAGACACTGACGAAGCTACTGAAAAGTCTGCAGCAGAGCAGATGCGTGAATATGTTGAAAAAGTAACACCAAAAATGGGCGACAACGGTGCAAACACCAAGTCAACTGTAGCTGGTAAAAACGACATGGGCGGCACTGCTTCAAACTTGGCACAAGGCGGTGACGGCGGAAACGGCGGCACACAAGGTGGTCTTGCAGCTCCAACTACAAAAGAAGATAGCATGGGTAATGTAAATGTTCCTGGTGGTAAAGCAGCAAAATCAATGAAGTCTATGCCAAAAGGCCACGGCGCTGAGAAAAAGGGCCAAGGCGATGCGGCTCCCGATAAAAAATCAATGATCGGAAGCTAAGGACTTGATGATGGGCAACTACTTAAGAGAGCACCTGACATTCGACCAAGCACAAATGGTGGTTGAGAATGCCAATGAGGGCAAAGACCTTTTTATGAAGGGTATTTGCATACAAGGTGGTGTGCGTAATGCAAACCAGCGTGTATATCCTGTAAATGAAATTGGCAGGGCTGTCAAAACTCTCAATGATCAGGTAAGCGGAGGATATAGTGTTCTTGGTGAAGTTGATCATCCAGAAGGTCTTAATATTAACCTGGACAGAGTCAGTCACATGATTACCGAAATGTGGATGGATGGTCCAAATGGTTATGGAAAAATGAAAATTTTACCAACACCGATGGGACAACTAGTTAAAACAATGCTTGAAAGCGGCGTTAAACTAGGCGTCTCATCAAGAGGTTCTGGTAACGTTAAAGAAGATGGTAGCGGCGAAGTCAGTGATTTTGAAATCATAACTGTTGACGTTGTTGCACAACCAAGTGCTCCAGGGGCGTATCCAACGCCAATCTACGAGCATTTGATGAATGCCAGAGGTGGCTATAAGGCTTACGAACTTGCACAGGCAACCAAACACGATAATAAGGCACAAAAGTATCTAAAGGAATCGTTGGTGAACATCATCAACCGACTCCAGTAAAAGGAGAAAAATATGTTGGATGCACTAAAAACTTTATTCGAAAATGATGTAGTTTCCGAAGAAGTG